GCGGCGCGGGGATGGAATAGCCCAAGGGCTTGATTTCGATATATTTCAGGTATAGAGCTTATGTGAATGTTAATTACATTTACATGGGAATAGACAATGGCACGCCAGCCAACCGTAGACGAAAAGAAAGTATTTGGGCACGATTGCACGATTGACCCGAAAACAAATCGCCCCATTGAAAAGGGCCACGGCGCCCCCGGCCATATTACCGGGCCGCATCTGATCGCCGCCAAGCGCTCGCTGCTCATCGAAATGAAAGAAGCGGCCGGGCTCGGGCTGACTGAGATTGCCGACGACCTCAAGGCGAAAGCTGTTGAGGCCGACCGTGCCATCCGCAACTTCAACCCCGAGGAAGGCCAGCAGTTCTAATGGCTGGGCTCCTGCTCTTCGCCGCAACGGTAGCTGCGATCTTGTTCATGGTCCGCTTACTCAAGAGGTAGCGTTATGCCGATGCCCAAAGAAATTTCTCCGGCCGGTGTTGATCTTGGCCTTGACCTTCAGGCCCAGCTTGAAACCGAGGAAGAGAAACGCAAGCGGCTGAAGATGGCTGCGAACAACCCAGGTGCCTTCGGTGATTTGACGCTCGGCAACACCGCACCTTCGGCTGCGCTGTCTCTTGGCATCGGAGGCGGCCTTTGAGTGACAAGTACGCCGGCAAACCCGAGCGCTCCATCCCTGATGAAGAAGCGCAGCTCTTTTCAGACACCATGCGGGAGTTTGGACAATACCGTTTGATGCGTGACACCACGGCGTCCCAATGGCAGGAAATTGCCGAGCTTATCATGGTGTCACACTCGAACACCTTCTACTACGGCAACGATAGCTGGCCTGGACAGAAGAAGACCCAGCGCCAGATTGACAGTTCGGGCATGATGGCCCTAAGCCGTTTTGCCGCAATTTGTGATAGTCTTCTGACGCCACGCAATATGTTCTGGCACCAGCTTGGGGCCAACGATGATTATGTGATGAAGGATCGCGCCACGCGGTTGTGGTTTGAGCAGGTCACGAAAATACTGTTCAAGTATCGCTATGCACCCATTGCGAACTTCGCCGCGCAGAACCAAGCCAACTATCAATCGCTCGGGGCGTTCGGCACCGGCTCCATGTTCGTGGACGTTCCGCACAAGGCCAAGGGTCTACGCTATCGCGCGCCGCCGCTGGGTGAGACGTTCTTCCGTGAGAACCACCAAGGGCTCATCGACGGCTGCATCCGCTGGTTTAAAATGACCGCGCACCAGGCCGAAACGATGTGGCCGGGGATGCTGCCAGGAAATCTGCGCTCTGCGCTCGCCGGCAATTCACAGACGAAATACAATTTCCTCCACCATGTCTGCCCGCGCGAGGATTACGATAAGAATCGGCTGGACTATAAGGGCAAGCCGTTCCGCTCGTATTACGTCTGCATCGAGGGCAATTGCCTGATGTATGAAGAGGGCGAACACTACGAGAGTGGCTATCACACCTTCCCCTATGCGGCGTCGCGCTATGAGCAGGCGCCCAATGAGACTTACGGACGCTCGCCGGCAATGCTCGTATTGCCCGCATTGAAGACGCTCAATGCGCAGAAAGCAGTGTTCCTGAAGCAAGGCCATCGCGCCGCTGATCCGGTATTGCTGACAGCGGACGATGGCCTAATCGATTTCAGTATGCGCCCCGGCGCCTTGAATAAGGGTGGCATGTCTTCGGAAGGAAAGCGGCTTGTCGATATCCTTCCGACCGGCAATATCCAGGTCAATGAAAAGATGATGGATATGGAGCGCAATCTTATCAACGATGCGTTCCTGGTCACACTATTCCAAATCTTGACCGAAACTCCCCAGATGACTGCGACCGAGGTAATCGAGCGCACAAATGAAAAGGGCATCTTGCTAGCCCCGACAGTCGGCCGCCAGCAATCGGAATACTTAGGGCCAATGATTGATCGGGAACTTGATGTCCTTGCTTCTCAAAGGCTCCTTCCACCAATGCCGCCGCGGCTGCGTGAGGCACAGGGAGAGTATTCAGTTGTTTATACGTCGCCATTGTCCCGCGCCCAGCGCGCACAGGAAGCGGCGGGCTTCATGCGCACCGTCGAAAGCGTCAAGGAGCTGGTGAATATCACGCAAGACCCATCGCTACTCGACCCGTTCGATTTCGACACGGCAATCCCGGCGATTGCTGAAATCCAGGCCGTGCCGGAAAGCTGGATGGCGGACCCGAAGAAGATACAGGCGAAGCGTCAGAACCGTGCGAAGCAGCAGCAGGCACAGCAGCAGGTCCAGGCGATGCCGGCGCAGGCTGCGATTATGAAGGCCCAGGCCGTGCAAGCTAAGGCTGGCATGGGTCAACAGCAGCCCCAGCAAGGCCAGCTCCCGCCACCACAACAGCAGCAAGGTATCCCGCAATGATCTGGCATTGGCTTGCCCTACTCGCGAGCGTCGCAGTCTGTATCGCCCTGGTGATGGCAATTGTCTGGTGGTCGGAACACCATGATTGAACGCGCCAAGGAGTTATATCATCGCACCGTCGAATTTCTTCGGCGGCGGAAACGTGCCTATCAACTGACCTTCTGCAATTCGGCGGGGTCTCAGGTGCTTGTCGATTTGGCCAAATTCTGCCGTGCGGGTGAAACCTGTTTTCATCCCGATCCGAGAATGCACGCAATTGCGGAAGGCCGGCGCGAAGTGTGGTTGCGAATTGCAAACCACCTGAACTTATCGACTGAGCAATTGTATTCGATTTACACGGGCAATCCTCAAACACTTCAGACAGGAGACGAAAATGCTGTGGCCTAAAACTCAAATCTGCTTTGCAGCAGACGGAGGCGGTGCCCCAGCCCCGGCTCCTGCACCAACGACGCCTTGGTACACGGGCGCCGAAGCGGAAATCATCGGGGATATTCAGAACCGGGGATTGGCTGATAAAGACCCGAAAGAAGTTGCTTTGCATTTCGCTAAAGCCCACCGCGAAGCACAGAAGATCATCGGCGTTCCGCAAGACAAGCTGCTGCGTATTCCTGATGCAGCGGACGCACCAGCAGTAAAGGCATTCTGGGAACGTCTTGGGGCACCGAAGGAAGCCAAGGATTACGAATTCAAGAACGCCGATGGTACGGCACTTGATGCGAAGCTCGACGGCCCGCTGCGCGCTGTTGCAGCCAAGCTCAATCTGCCGAAGGAAGCGGCGGCGGAAATTGCAGGCGAAGTTGCCAAGCTCGTGGCCAACGACAAGACCACATCCGAAGCTGAACGTGCCGCGGCTCTTGTCGAAGAGAAAACCAAGCTCGCTGCCAATTGGGGTGCGAACCAAGAAACCAACATGGTCATCGCGAAGAACGCGGCGGCTGCTCTTGGTGTGAAGCCTGAAGAAGTTGCAGCGCTTGAAAAAGTCGTCGGCTATTCGCGTGTGATGGAATTGTTTCGCTCCATCGGAACGAAGATTGGTGAAGCAAAATTCATCACATCGCCAAGTGGCAACGGTGGGGTGATGACACGTGAGCAGGCGGTCACGACAAAGGCTGAATTGTTGGCCGACAAGAATTGGTCGAAGCGCTACATGGAAGGCGGACGCGAAGAAAATCGGCAGCTTCAAGATTTGCTTAAAATTATCACCGCTTCATAAAATTTATCGCAGCCGCTTGACAAAGTTTCAAATGGCTGCGCATCTTCCCGTCATCACGGCCCCCGACTTGTGGACACGGCCAGCTTAAGAAAGCGCCTCAGTGTCCACAACAGTCAGTAAGGGGTGTCGCCGTGAGCGAGAACCTTGTCCAGCTTTTCACCACACAATTTTCCACCAACCTTGAGCTGAAACTTCAGCAGATGGGTTCGAAGCTGCGCGGGCGTGTGTCCGAAGGCTTCCATGTCGGCAAACTGTCGTCGCCAATCAACCAGGTTGGTGCCATTTCGATGAAAGCGCCGGCCGGCCGCTTTGCTCCACTTAACCGCTCAGATGCTAGCTTTACTCGGCGTTGGGTTACGCCGCAGGATGGCGAAATCGTTCAGCTTATTGACAGCTTCGATGAGCTGCGCACCATCGTTGACCCGAAGTCGTCTTATGTCACCAACGCCGGCAATGCGACCGGCCGTGCATGGGATGATTGCATCATCACGGCATCGACGGGAGCTGCTTCGCTCGGTGTTGATTCAGGTTCTCTGACGACTGAGAACTTCGACACCGCGTCATTCCAGGTTGCATCGAACTTCGGTGCATCCGCGGCTTGTGGTTTGACGGTCGCGAAGATCATCGAAGCAAAGCGCATCTTCCGGCATTATCACAACGATTTGGAAGTGGATGCGATCACCCTTGTCTGCGGTTCGCAGCAGGAAAGCGACCTCTTCAACCAGGTGCAGATTGTCTCGACCGAGTTCAACGACCGGCCGGTGCTGGTAGACGGTAAAGTCACCCGCTTCCTTGGGTTCGATATCGTTTACTCGGAACGCCTCTCGCAAGCTGCCAGCGTCCGCAACTGCATCGCGTTCGTGAAGTCGGGCATCCACCTTGGCATGTGGAAGGACATGGAGACGAAAGCCTCCATCCGTAACGATCTGTCTGGCTTGCCCTGGCAGCTCTATACGGCAACCTCCTACGGCGCGACCCGCACCCAGCCGGGCAAGGTCATTTCCATCCTCTGTTCGGATAGCACGGGCGCGGACATCGTGCCGGTCTAACGGCTAACGCCACATGACGGCCCGCGGGTGGTCTGCGGGCTGTTTCCCCTCATCTTTGGAGTGTTAGCCATGACGACTGAAGCCTTGAAATCCACATCGATTACGAACCTCGATGCACTCCCACCTGTAGCCAATTCCGCGGGTGAAGGTGCCCCCGGCACGCTCCGGTCAGTGGGCGATTACGTTACCGTGTCGGCCGCTATGGCCGCAACCTCGACATACCGCCTCGCACGCTTCCCAACCAACGCCAAGATCAAGGATGTCTTGTTTGAAAGCGAGGCCCAGGGCGCCGGTAAGTTCAACCTGTCCGTCTACTACTCAGACAGCACGATTGATGGCACCGCGCCGGCAAACCAGGGCGTAATTGTCCCGACGACAGGTGATGCTTTCTTCGCATCCGACATTGATTGCGCTTCTGCGGTTGTCCGCGCGAGCAAGGTCAACGAAAGCGGTAACTATCCGCTATCGAAACGCAACCAGCCAATCTGGAAAGCCCTTGGGTTGACTGCCGACCCTGGTGGCATGTTTGACCTCGTGGCTGTGGTCCACACCACTGACGTGACGACGGGCACT